CGCAGCGTATGTTCGCTCTAACCGATATAAGCGTTATATGGGCACAGACGAAAACGCAATTATTCAACTTAAAGAAAACCTGACTAAGCAGAAAGGTGACGCGATCACCATCCCTTTAGTGGGTGCGCTTGATGACTCGGGCGGTGCTAATGATGGTTCAACTTCATTAGTTGGTAACGAAAAAGCATTACCTAATGATGGTCATCAAATCACAGTTGCTGTGACTCGTGATGCGGTTGTTGTTAATGTTGAAGAAGAGCAGGCAAGCCCTATTGATATTCGTAACGCGGCTAAAATGTCTTTGAAAAATCTTCAAATGCGTTATTTGCGTAACGATATTGAAACGGCTTTACATTCAATCAACGGCCTAGCTTATAGTGCGGCTTCTGAAGCTCAAAAAGATGCCTGGTTAGTAGATAATGCTGATCGTGTTCTTTTCGGTTCGGCGGTAGCCAATGGCGTTTCTAATGATCACTCTGTTGCTCTTGCTTTAGTTGATTCAACTAATGACACGTTAACTCGTGGCGTTGTTTCTCTTGCAAAGCGTATCGCTCAAACTTCAAGCACTGTTAACGGTGAAGGCTTCCGCCCTCATGTTTTCAATGAAGACGAAGAAACGTTTGTAATGTTTGTGCCTTCTCTGGCTTTCCGTGATTTTCGCGCTGATCTTGTGTCAGGTGGTGAGCTGAAAGACGCTGAAGTTCGCGGTCAAAAGAATCCTTTATTCTCTGGCCCAACTTCTCTTTTCTGGGATGGTGTAATTGTTCGAGAAATGCCAAGTCTTGGCGTTCTATCTGGTGTTGGTGCGGCGGCAATCGATGTTGCGCCTTGCTTCTTATGTGGCGCTCAAGCATTAGGTATTGCATGGGCTAAACGCACTAAGTCAACAATTGCAAAAGAAGATGACTACGAGTTTAAGAAAGGCGTGGGTTTCTTTGAAATGCGTGGTGTTGAGAAGCTTCAATACGGTCAAAGCGGTTCAGATGCTAAAGATTGGGGCGTAGCAACTGTTTACGTTTCTGGCGTAGCAGACGCTTAAACTTTCCTCTAACTTGGGAGGGCTTCGGCTCTCCCTTCTTTTTAGGTGATACATGAATTTTAAATACACTGGCGACATTAAAAATTTAACAATGTTTGGTTATGACTTTTCGAGTGGGTTTGCTGAAGTTGATAACGAGCATTTACAGGAAAAGCTTAAAAACATTCCTGAGTTTGAAGAAATAAACGACATTGAGGGTGAAGTTGTAAAGCTTACCGCAAATGATTTAAAGGCTTTGTTAGATAAGCAGGGCATAGCTTACAAAGTAAACGACAGTAAAAAAGTCCTTCAATCACTTTTAGATGAAGCTGATGACGAAAACACAACTGATTAAAAAAGTCTTACAAAAACTCAAGGTCTTGGAAATGGGGGAGACTCCTGATTCAGATCAAACGGCTACGGTTGGTGACGAATATGACGCGGCCTATCAAGAGCTTAAAAATGATGAGGTTGTTACATGGACAGCAGCGGGAGAAATTCCGACTTTGCAGGCTACACAGATGGTTATTTTTGTCGCTTCTCGATTAGTTGATGAATTCTCTGTGCCTGAGTTACGCGCACAGCGTTTAATTCAGCAGGGTTCAATTGCTCAAGATCGTTTATATGAATTAAATTCTGTCCCGTATGAATCAACTGAAGAACCTGTAAGTTACTAATGAGACCTTTACCTTTTTCTATAGGCCAAGCTTTAGGGCGTAGCGTTGATGTATCAAGTCAGGAGTGTGAAAACTTATTTCCTGTTGCTGGTGGCGATAAAGGTCAGGTAACTTTATACGGTACGCCAGGCACAGAGTTATTTTCCACGTTTGGCTCAAATCCGGTTCGAGGTTGGAGACAGGTAGGTGATTATGTTTACTTTGTTTCGAGAGATACATTCTATCGTATGTCGAATAATGGAACGCTTGTCAGTAAGGGAACAGTTAACACCACCGGAGGCAATGTTGTACTGTCTGATAACGGGGATTATGACGGCTCTATTGCTGATGAAATTATAATTGTTGATGGTACTGACGGTTATATCTTTAATATTACGGCTGATACGTTAACGGCCTTAACTAGAACCGGTGACAGCGCTGGTTTTCCAGTTTGTGAATGGGTTGTATTTTTAAATGGTCGATTTATTGCGGGTGAAGCAGGGACAGGGCGCATATTTTGGAGTTCTCTATATGAGGGAACCAAATGGGATGCGTTAGCCTTTGCAACAGCTGAGAAAAACCCTGATGATATTTCGATGGGCAAAGAAATCAACGGCCTTTTATGGTTGTTTGGTGAAAAATATATCGAGGTTTGGGGCGTTACGACTAGCGCAGATTTGCCATTTTCCCCGATTGGTGGCGCGGGTGGCTCGGTTGGTTTAGCGGCAAAATGGAGTGTAGCAAAGCGAGGTCAAGCACTGAGATTTATAGGAACGGATGAAGACGGGAATTTGTCCTTTTATGAAACACAAGGCTATCAATTAGCAGACGCTTCAGATACTTGGTTAGATTACCAGTTGAATCAATTAACAGATTATGCAGACGCAACCGCTTTTAGTTATTCGCTGGAAGGGCACACTTTTTATTATATTTCCTTTGAAACTGACTTAGTGACTTATGGTGTAGGCGCTAATAATTTATGGTTTAAAGTGTCAACAAACAAATCAAGACATATCGGCAAATTTCACGTTTATTTCAATAAAAAGCATTTAGTGTCAGATTATTCGACAGGTAAAATCTACGAGTTAAAAAGCGATGCTTACACAGATAACGGGGCAAAAATTCAGCGCATAGCAACAGGCCAGCACATACACGGCGATCAAGCTATGATGTTTATAAATGCCTTGCAGGTCGAATTTGAAGGCGGCACAGCACTTACAAGCGGTCAAGGCTCTGACCCTGTGGCTTATTTAGATTTAAGCAAAGACGGTGGCCATACTTACGGTAATAAAAAAGCTAAAAATCTCGGCAAGCAAGGTAAATATAATACTCGTGCAATTTGGCGCGGTTTAGGTCAGTGCCGTGATTTAGTGCCACGACTAACAATAGATGAGCCTATAAAAATAGTTATCATGGGTTTATGGTCTGATATTGAGGCTGACGTATGAAGCAGTTGATTTCTGATAATGTAAATCTTAATGACCCGCTAGTGTTTGCAAATTGGGTTAAGGATTTGCAAGCGGCTTTAACTGTTGAGGATTGGCATGAAGTTGGGGCGGCAAATGAGCCCGCTTTTAGCACTAATTGGGCTAACTCAGCCTCGCAAGAAACAGCGGCTTTTAGAAAGGTAAATAATCAGATTTTTATAAAAGGGAGATGTAGTAAATCTGTTAATGGCACAAATCCAGATACCATTTTTACATTACCAGAGAGCTATAGACCTAATAACATTGTTTTGTGTAGGTTTGTTTATAGTCCCTGGACGACAGGTAGCTGTGGGTTATTGCATATTAACAGCACTGGAGACATTCAGGTGTATGCGGTCGGTTTAACTTCGGGGTTTGAAGTTGGAATTAATACGAGTTTTTATTTAGATAATTAATGCTTATCGTCGTGATGACGGGGTGAAAATATGGGTGGTTTAAGTAGCGCGTTTGACACGCTTGTTACGGTTGGCACGTTTGGTCTAGTTAATCCAGGGCAAGACGATGCGCTTGACGCACAACTACGATCTAATGACGCACAAACAGCAGAATCAGCGCGTCAATTTGATGCAGAGCAGGCAGCTATTGCTCCGTTTCGCGATGTTGGATTAAGAAACTTTCAGACGCTAGATCAAGAGGCTAATTCTCAAGGTCAAACAGTAGAAGGGCGGCTAGAGCGTATCCGTAGAACGTTCAAGGAGTCCCCTGGCTTTCAGAACAAATTGGAGCTAGGAAAAGACACCATTGAACAGGGCGCGGCCTCTCAAGGCTCTCTATTTAGCGGGAATACAGTTAAAGGCCTGGAGCGATTCAGACAGGACTTAGCAACAGAAGAATTTAATAATCACGCTAATACAGTCAACATGCTTGAAGACAATCGTCTTAATCGAATAGCTAATTTAGCGGGAGCAGGTCAGACCGCTAATAGCCAGATTATTGAGTCAGGTCGAAACAACTCAAACAATATAATTAATGCGGCACAGAATCGCGGTGATATTCTCGCAGCAGACGCAACCAGCGGCGTCAATTCATTCCTTAATTTTGTTAATACGGGCGCCAATGTAGTGGGAGCATTAAAGAAATGATTCGACCAATATCACAACAGCAAATCCAAAATATTAACAATCCAAATGCTCAAGCTTTTGCAGGCTTAAATCAAACGCTTCAGCATGTCGGGCAAGTCAACCGTCAGTCTCGCTTAGATAAGCTTCAAGAAACGGCTTTTAATTCGCAGCAAAAAGCGGCCTCAGTTGAAGCGCTTAAAAATAATGCGCCTGTTGTTCACGCGGGTTTAACTGAGATAGGAAAACTGGCAACAAAAGAAGAACGATTTAAAGCTGCTCAAAGCCTTTTCAAAGACGTGCCAGGAATCTCAGATTTAATCGATGACCCTGACGACTTCACAGACGATAGTCTTAGTCGGAATTTGAATTTTACAGGGCAGTTGATTGCAAAACAGGGTAGCGGCGCCCCCTCTACTGTTCAAGAGTGGCAGTATTTCAACTCTTTGTCTAAACCAGATCAAGACCGCTTTTTAAATATGAAGCGTAGTAGTGTTGATATTAAAAAGG